GGGTTTTGTGGAGAAGCCTTCATCTCACCGCGGGGATCGCCGCCACCGCTTAGCTTGACCGGTCCGCCCTTCCTGAAGAGCGGGGCAAAAAGGTTGGGCTTCTTCACCATTTCGCCTCCTTTTTCACCCGGCCGCCCTTCTTGTAGCCAGCCTTCTGCATCTTGGTAAGCAGGGTCTCTGTGAGTAGCTGCGATGGCGCATAGCCTCGAGTCCAATCCATATACCCAGGCTGCCGGCCTTTTTCTTGCAGCACCCTATTGATGTAGTCCTCCATGACAAGCTCACGCGGAACTGGCTGGTACATCACGCCAAGGTCTTGACCCTTGAGAATCATCGGGAATGCTCGATTAAGCTCAGGCCGCTCAACGATTTCGCCAGTTAACTGAAACATCCTGTTGCCAAGAGAGCCCGTAGGAACATCAATTAGCGCCGGATCGGTCGTATCTCGAATTATCCTGTCGTAATTAAAGATCTGCCCCTTCTTTCCGCCAACGCCAACACCGCCCATAACGTCAGCAGCAGCAGCGCGTTTATCAAACGTGTCCACGAGCTTGCGGAACTTGCGCGGATTAGAAATGTCAACATCCTGCGGGAACAAATTTTTGCCCTCTTTATCAACAACTGAGGCCAGTTTATTGTTGATCGTGTCCTTCAATTCGGGCGTAAGATTGCCTAGCTTATTGGCGTTCATGAACTGCTTGTACAGCGCATCAAAGACCATCTGGTTTGACCGGTGCTGTTCAGGCGTTCCGATCATCGTTGTCCATATCGCTTGGCCTTCAGGGTAGCGGCGGTTAGAGCCGACGATCGTCTGGGCAACTCCAGGAGTCTTCACGCCCCAGCCGGCTTCTGCATACGCAGGGTCATATAGCTGAATGCCCGAAAAGCCAGGGCCACCACTAAATCCCTCTCCGACCTTTGTCCTGTCGGTCTGCGTGATGTTTAGATACTTGCCCTCGTGCGGACCATATGCCTCAGAAGCTTTGATGATCTTCGGCAGTTCAATATTCACCAAGGGCACTTCGCACATTCCCGTTGTGCCCTGCGCACTCTCACCGGGCATAGCCTTAAAAGCGCGTTGGATAGACTTTCCCACCTTGGCAAGACCTCCGGCTTGCATGCGTGCGAGACCGCCAGAGGCCATCATAGGGACGCCTGCGTTATCCGTAGACCGCCCGATCATGTTGGCTTGTATGCGGTTACCTTCTTCCATAACGAGGCCGCCGTTGGCGCCAGCGGGTGGCTTATAGGTAGACATCTGTTTCGCAAGGTTGTCTAACCGAGTGTTCTTTAGGTCTGCAAGCTGTTGCCTGCGTTGCTGCATTGCAGCAGGCTGACCGGCGAACTGAGCGTTACGAAGGTCTGACAGGCGCCCTGACTCGAGGTTTCGTTCCTGGGACTGTTGAAGCATTTCCCCGAGGCCTGTCGCCATGGGATTGATGCCCGTATATGTGTTGGTCGTTCCTGGCGGTTGGGTTTTGGGCAACGGAATACGCTTGCCGAATATGCCGCCAAAAGCCATTTTCGGTACGTCTACAACACCACCGTTCTTGAATGACCGGCCCGACATATCCTGGGCTACGCTCGGATCGTATATGGCGTAAGCCTTGCCTGTAGCGTTGGGCATTTGGGTGCCTGCAAAGCCAGCGTCGAGGATCTCCTGGCGGATCATGTCCTTGCCGACTCCAGGCTTAGCAATGGCCTGCCTGCGCAGCATGTCGTAGTAATCGAGGCCTTCCATTTGCCCTTGGGGCGTGTCGTAAGTCTTGTCGAACATCAGCATCTTGTTGCGGTCGACGTCCACTGGCACGACGTTAGCCCCAGGCTGGTTGCCGGTGAACTTGTTCGCATACCGGGGAAGCTCTGCCGTGTAGAAGGCGCGACCCATCGAGGCGTGAGGATCGGCTCTCATGATGTCGAACTTGCCTTCGATCGGGATACGCTGGCCAGAATAGACGCGCATGAGGTCGGGGTCGGGCCCCTTAAGGATCTCGGCCGCCGGCGGTGGTGCGCTTGGCATCACGTTCTGGGCCTTTTTCATCCGACCGAAGTCGCTCATCATTTTCTGCAGGGCGTTGCCTGCCTTAGGGGCTGCAGCGCCTGCTGCCATGCCTGCTGGTATCGAACCCATGGCTTGGCCCATTGCGGCCGTATGAGCCCGGTCTGGCTGCGTTAGAGGGTTAGGCGTCATGCCCCTAAGGTAATGGCTTAGCTCTTCGCTTGTTGGCGTTTGTGCCAACGTCCTGGCAAGCATGGCGGGTACCATGCCCCCTGCTCGAATATCCTTCAGTTGCTGGGCCATGTCGGAGAAGCCGCCGACACCTTCGGCGATTGCACCACGGGCGACACCGCGACCCATATCGGCTAGATCTTGAAGCCCACCGGGGGAGAAGAAGCTTGGATTTTGTTGAGCGCGTGGGTTTGGCATAAGAGCCCCTTAAGCCGCGTAAGGATTGACCCGCCGAGGCCGGTCCTCGGGGTAAACGTCGTCATTATCCGGCGGCAGCGGATCTATGACAAGCCAGCCCATATCCCTAAGCACTCGCAGCGCTTGCGAGACTGTATCAGTTAAGTCGTCATGACGCACCTCAGGGAAGGCGCAAAGCTGGTTTACCAGGGGCTCAGCCCATGACCTTGGGTGCCCTTCGTTCTTGGTGCTTTCAGGGATGTAGACCTTGCCTGCCTTAATCAATGGGGCGATCAGGTTGACCCGCTGGACTTTGTCTGCCCCGCCTGGGTTGTAGGACCGACAGGGAATGTGGGCACGCCCCAGGTCCTGCAGGAGGGATATGCCGGAGCTTTTGTCTTCAACCAGAACCAAGTCAGTTTTCTTGCCTTGTCCAAATTCATTGGGGTCACCATAAACCGTGCCGAAGTCTTCAATCACCTTCTCCTTCAGGTCTGGGTACTGTAAGTGCTCCTCCCAGCAATCGATCAGCATGGCGGCAAAGCCTTTGTCCTCGCTGGGCTTGAAGACGCCCCATACGCTGCAGGCGCTGGGGTCGTTGATGGTCTTCTCGGTGTAGGCTCCGTCGTAGGACTGCACGACGAACTCAAAACGGGGGAATGGTTTCTCTGACGGCCAAAGCCTAAGCCAGTCGCGTTTAATGATGCCGCTTTCTTCGGGATCGATGATCTCTGCATGGATCTCCTGGCGGCCGAGCGAGGTGCCCTCGTACTGCAGGATCTGCTGCTTGAATGTGCCTGCAAGGTTCTGGATATTGTCGTAAGTCGACGCCTTGGTAACGTAGACGTCCTCGCCCTCACGGTTCAGTAGGTCGATGATCAAGGGCTTGGGCTTGGGCGTGGTTGTCACCAAGATCCGCGGCTTGACCCCCAGGCGCACTGAGAACATGATCTGGTCCCAGGCATCATCCAGGTACTCCCAGGCTGCAAGTTCGTCGCACCAAGCGGCGTGCCACTGTGGCCCCCTGAATCGCTCGGGCTCACTGGCGGGTATGCCCTTCAGCAGGCTGCCATTGGTTAGCACGATCTCGTGCAAGCTTCTGGTGTACTTCACCCGGATGTTCTCTGGCATGCAAGCAAGCAGCCCTGACTCGCCTTCAATCATGGTGTCTCGGATATCGGCGGACGTCGGCCCTGATACCAGTACCCGGTGGTTCGGGTGCGTCCAAGCGTAGTGCCAGATATCCTCCGCGGCCGTCCTGGTCTTGCCTGCTCCCCTGCCGGCCAGGAGTAGCCAGATCGTCCACCAATCGCCCTTGGGCGGGATCTGGTGCTTATGTGCCTTCATCAGCCACCGCATCCGGGCGTAGAAGGCGGCAGCCTTATCCTCGGGAAGCTTCTTGAGCGTCTCCTGGTGCAAGGCCAGCTTGGCCTCGATCTCTCTACTTTGCTTTGCTGTCAGCATTCTGGCGCAGGCCAGTTAACTCATCAATGAGGGACTGCGCAACATCAATAACATGATCTACTTGGATCGGGCCTTCATCCTTGCCGGTCACCTCGTGCTTGGTCCGGTCGGTGTAGTCCTTCGGGAATCTCGCGGCCATCGAGCGGGACCATAACCCGGTGTTCAGCGTGTCGCCTTCCCGCTTGTTTATGAGGTAGGTCTGACCCATATCCTCCCACCATTGCTGGCATAACTCCTCGGCGTGATTCATGGCGTCAAGAAATTCTGGGTACTGTTGCATCCAGGACCACATAGTCTGCCTTGTGGTTCCTATGGTCGCGGCCATTTGAGCCTTGCTCTTACCCTGGCTGGCGAGTTCGATCACTGTCTTGCAGTATTCTGGGTCGTAATCGGTTGGTCTTCCTGCTGGCATTCTGATTTTCCTTCAAAAATCAAGCACTTAACCTTAAGGATACATGAAAAAAAGCCCCTGGGGAAGGGGCTCAACCGGTGCGTGCCGGAAAGGAGAACGCATGGACTACACCGCTATGTTACTCCTTATCGTAAACAAAGACACCAATCTTTGTTCCACCCGCGTCCATGAATGACTTGAACATAAAAGGCTGACCTCCAAGGTTAAGAACTTTGTCGTAACTCCAGTCTGGATCAACGTGCCTTTCATACGGGTTTCCCTCTGCCTCGCCCT